TGGCAATGCGGTGTTCTCTTGGTCCATCTCTATCAACTCCAGGCGGCGCATCGCTGCGGACGCCAATCGATCAGCTACTTGACCGGCTGACCTTCGGTCTCAAAACAGTCTTCGCCATCGCCTTGGCCCTATCAGCCTCCAGCCTAATCTGCCTTTTCAGCGCATCAGAAACTGGCATTGGGCGAAACACCTCCAACTGTTCAAAGCGGAGGTATTTCTTGCGCATGGGTTAGGCGAACCGAGCCCAGTAGTACGTGCCTCCGTTGTTGCACGCTTGCAAGATCGCGCAACTGTTAGCCGCAATACTGATCGACGTTCCAGATGTGCCCAGACCGATGATGTTCTGGCTGGAAGATGTGTTGACCGTGCAAGCGTTGGCCGTTGGGTTTGTCAGCATCACAGTGAGCCCGATATTTTTAACATCAGGCGTTGCTGCGGTGGCTGCTGGCAATGTGACAGCGCCGCCAGCCCCTGCACTGAGGACGAAGGAAACCGCCTGACCCGTTCCGTTTACGGTCTGACCGTTTGTCAGAACAACCTGACCAACCGATATGCATGAATTCAAATGCAAGCCACCAGTGCCGTTTGAAATCCACATTTCAGGTCCGAACGTCTTACGCATGGAGATAACCATGCTTCCGAGCGCGACCCCCATCACCGAGGCAGATTCGGCTGATCGCCACACTCCCGGACCCAGTGTGTTAGAGCTTCCGAACGTCCCGTTAACGCCCTTATCACCGAAATACATCACACCGCAATCGGTAGAAAAGTCAGTCGTGGCCTTTCCGTTCTTGGCCCCGTGGCATCGGATAACGCCGGTTGAGTTACGGGCAACAAACGTGTTATCGCAATCTACTGATCGGCCATCCATCACGTAGTTGGCATCCAGCGTGATCCCTTGCGCGTTCTGCATGTAGATCAGGGCCGTGGACATGTTTTCGGCGTCGATCCCTCCGAACTGACACGGCTGCATAGTCCCGGCGTCGGTGCCGGTGATCTCAATCGCTGGGAAGCCGAACGAACTGATCGTTGAGGAGCGTGCCGAGTTCAGCGAAATGGCAGAACCACCCATCGTGTGTGCAACCCGGATGGTGTTGCCGCTGACGTACTGCACAAAATATGTCTGATACTGGTACAGCCCAGAGCCAGATGACGAGAACACCACAGGCAGATCAAGTACAAATTTGCTGCCATCCGTCACGGTGATGTCAGTGCCAGATGCTGGCAATGTTGCGGTCTGCGACAGTGGTGTTGTCGAGCCAGTACCTGTACGGTTGCACTGAATCGACGTGCAATTGATGTCGTTCAGGCTGTTGACCCATGCACCCCGCGCATTGAATCGAATGCCGCGAGTTTGCAGTCCCTTGCTGCTCGAAATGGTGGCGTAGATGCCACGCATGTCGGAGTTGCCGGGGTTCAGCAGCAGACCGCCAGATGAGCCGCCGGACGAGCCGTAATGCTGCTGTCCGACAGATGCGTCCACTGTGATGATGTCGTTGAAAACGCAGTGCTGGAAATTCTCGAACCACACCCCCCACTGGGTAGAGTTCAAAACGACGATTCGCTCGAAAGTTGACCACCAGCACGAAGGGTTGTAAAGCGCTCCCGCCTTGATACCGAATGTGAAGCCGTCAAGCACCACATCCGAAATGCCGCAATCTGTAACGCCAGCCGCCGAGAATGCTGCGCTGTTAGCCAGAGGCGACCCAAGGTCTGTAGCGTTCAGCGCGAACGCTGGGAAGGTGCCGTTACCTGTAAGAACGGTCCCGCTAGATGGGATCATGCGGCCATCCGGGATGCCGGGGAACGTCACAACTTTTGCCGCCCCGCGATACTTCACACCGTTATAAAACGGGAGCGGAGCCTCTAGGGCAATAGCTGCACTTGGCAACTGGACAATCCCGCCGCCATTCATTTTTGCCGCATAGGCAGCAATCAGGATGCCCGCTGTGTCTGGTGTCGTGGGGGAGAAGATGGAAATTGAGTTACCAATCACCGCCCGGCTCGCATCGTCCAGCACGCGATTGCCGCTGGGGGCAATATGTGTGGACAAAACCTGATCGGCGATTTCTTGTGCTGATGCTGTAAGCATCCCAGACTCGACAAGCGAGTCAAGCAATGTGCGTGTAGTCATGAAGTCCCCTTATGCTGTGGGCTGAAAGTTGTCTGTAGCGGGTGTGCCGTCCATGAGTTCTCGACTCTGTGGAGGTGCTGCCTGTTGAGGTTGTTGCGGCGGCATTGCTTGTGCCTGTGCCATAGCTGCACGGAGGCGAACCGTGCTAACTGAGGGAATGACGTCCTCAGAGTTCATGTCCAAGGACTTGACCGTCTCACGCAGAACCGCGGCTCGGCCATCCAAGCCCATGATCTGCATGTCGAATGGGTTAGCTGTCGCACGCAAGAACTCGTTGCGGCGGACCTGTGCGGCGTCCTTTGTCATCAGCGACATCGCACCGCGAGCCACGACTTCCAGATCACCCTTGAGGTCTTGGTCTTGGTCGTAGCGCATCGTGAACTGGTACAGCGACTCGATCAGCGGATTGATGACGTGCATGTCAATAGACATCAGCGTCTTCTTGGTCGTCTTGCCAGCGTTGCCGATCATCATGGACATGCCGGACGCCGTACGCCCTGCCCCACCGGCCATGCCGTCGCCTGTCATGTAGCGCGGGATACCCGTCACTTCATCGGCCAACTGGCTGAAGCGGTCGAACACCGTCATCAGCTCCTGTGCGTTGCTGGTTGGCTGGAAGAAGCCCATAGGCGCAGCGGTCGAGCCCATCGGGTCACTGATCGTCTGCCAAATCTTCCAGGGGTACAGCGTGGTGATGTCCTCACCCGTAGGTAGGCGCGTGTTGTTCACCCAGACCTGCGGGCCGGATGAGATACCCATGTTGTTCGCCAGCGAGCGAGCCGCGGCGTTGCACATGTCCTCACAGTCGCTCATCGTGTTGTAGAGCGAGATACCCCAGAACGCTCCAGGGACACGCTCAAAGCTGTCTGCGAAGTACGGACGACGGGCCAGGGGGTCGGCGTTCAGCACTGCCTTGATGACCCAGTCACCAATCAGCCAGGCTTCAACCTCGTAGACCTTAGACTCGTCAGGCACTTCCTCTGGCTTCATACCCCACTCACGCAGAACCTTGCCAGGGACACTGCCCCAATACTGCAAGGCATCGATCAGGTCAGAGCCCAACTCCATGTGCGCAGTGGACCGGCCTTCGGCGTTTGCTCGCTCCAGGTCAACGGCTAGCCATTCGTGGAGCCCGCCAACGGAGTACGAGTCCAGCACCTGGCGGATCGCGTCATCGCTGTAGCCGTCCACGCCGATCAGTTCAGACAAGGCTGCGGGAGACAGGCGGTGGCGCTCGATCAGGAATCCATCATGGACATTGCGTGACCAGGACGCCGGGTAGATGTTCAGTGGGTCGACGCGCTCCCAGTGGGGCTTGTTGACGTAGGTTGCGACCGGCTCGCTGGTGCCATCGGGCTGCTTCTGCCATTGCAGAACGCCAGTGCGGCGGATCACCGGGCCTTTGATGAATGCGGTCGGGAATACCGTCAGGTCATCCAGGAACTGGTCCAGCGCTTCCATGAAGCCGCCCTCAACCAGCATGTCTTCCATCTTCAACTCGGCGCGGTGGCATCGCACGCGGGCTTCCTCAAAGGTGTCCGACTCGGCGCGGTCCTTGGCGTCGCGAAGCAACTGGCGAATGTCCTGCATGGACATCGGGTTGGGGCTTGCCTCGGCCTGTGCCACGATCTCAGCGACTTCCTTGAGGATGGACGCCGTGACGTCGTCGGGCAGGCTGGGACTGGGGGATGGGCGTACCGTCCAGGGCTTTTCCGTGCCGGTGCCAAGCAAGACGTCCGACAGCAGCGCCTTGGCCTGTCGCGCCTTGGTGGCGAACAGCATCATGTAAATCTCAGAGCTGCCCTGGTTGCGTAGCTCCTGGAGCTTGTCGGGCGAGTACTCGCCTCGCTTGGCGCGGATGGCATCCAGCATCTTGCGCTCGACTTCCCGCTTGGCCAGCTTGGCTGACGACCAGTGCTTGCGGATCTGCGCAGACAGCGAGGTCACAAGGGCCGTGTTGTTGGCTTCGCTGGCGCGCTCCTGCGCGGCTCGGCGCTCGTCGGCTAGGACGTCACCCAGGGGTTTAGCGGACATGATGCCGCCGATGGTGAATGCCCGACCGCTGCTGTCAGGGGTCGCTTCATTGCCGAGTTTCAAGCCAACTGCTGTCATTCGTGGGTGCCTTTTCCCTTGTACCCCCGGAGCGGAAATACAGCTTTGCGTGGTCTAACACGTTAGACAATTGTACGCAATTGAATTGTTCGCGGCAATTCAAACGTAGTGATACCTGGCGGGCACGATCTTGCGAACCGCTGGCTTGCCGCCTGAGTAGAAGCCGCCCTCGCCCTGGGCGTTGTAGTGCAGCGCCAGATACTGGACCGCGTCCCCGATGTGGCTGTGGTGTGTCTTGTCGACCGTCGTGGTGGGCAGGCCCGATGCCGAGCGTTTGTAGCGGTGCCCCCACTCCAGGGCTTCGATGATGTGGTTGCACTTGGGGTCGATCAGGAACCCTGCACCGCCGTCGATCTGCTGGCTCAATAGGCCCTCAACCGCCTGGATGCGCCGCTCCGGGTCGTTCGTGCATGCCTTGACCACCTTGTATCCAAGGTTCATCACCGCCTGGGCGATGGTCTTCTCATCTACCTGTGAGCGGATGAAGCACGCCGGGTCCAGCACGAACACGATGTTCTCGCGTCGGAAGTTGCCGAACTCGTTGGCCAGCTTGGGAACCAGGAGGCGTCGCAGAAACGTCTCCACGCCCATCGTCTCGCCGTCCGGGACGTAGCTCTCACCTAGGATGTTGACCCGGCCACGCGCGTCCTGCTGCCCAATAGCTGCCGCCGCCGTCAGTCCGTTGTCCATCCCGATGACGAGTGGGTTGATGGACTGCATCACTGCTTGCAGTGGCTTGGTGGCGACGTGGAACGACTTTTTGAACGTGCCCTTGTACAGCGCACGACCCATGTCGCCCGCCCCAAACTCATTCTTGAGGTAGACGTTGATCCAGTCCTCAGTCTTCCCGGCGATCAGATTCTCGTAGTAGTCCGGTGCCAGGTTGTTGAGGTTTTCCGCATCTGGGTTGAGTGAGCCGTCATCCAGCAGCGCGGCGGGCTGCAAGAAAATCTCAATACCCTTGTCCGGCTTGGAGATCAGGTTGTGCCAGAACCCACCCTTGGGCGGCGGGTTGGTCGAGAAGATCACGCCGGGATACGTCACGCCGCCAGCGATGCGAGCCGGGAAGCGGTTGACCCGCCCTTGCAGACCAGCGAAGACTTCCGGGTCCACCTCGCGGGCTTCTTCCACCCAGGCTGAACTACATTCAAGCGATAGCAGGCGTCGCACGTCGTCGGGCGTATCCGCAGCCATCAACACGAACTCCGCGTGGACGATGGTGTAGTCAGGCAGGCGGAACTTGGCCTCAAACACGTTGTCCGACAAGCGCCAAGAGCCCATCGTGCCCTTGGTCATCGTCACCAGCCAGGTGTCCATCATCGGCTTGACCGTGGCCTTGAGCTGCGCGATGGTGTTACGCAGGATGACGTGCTTGGTGCGCCGCACGTTGTCGAACGGCTCTTGCTGCACGGATCGCTGCACCAGGTCCATCAAGCAGACGGTGGACTTACCGCCGCCCACTGGCCCCATGATTCCTTTGAGGAATGCACGGGAGTCCAGGAACTTCTGACCCGTTGGGCCTGGTGTGTAGCCGAGCATGTTCTATCAGTAGCCCATTGAGCGGCAGAACATCAGCGCATCGAAGACCATCTTGGCCATGTTCGCTTGTCCACCAGCTCGGTAGTGCAGACCGTCAGCAGCCATCAAACCAAGTGCAATCGCCGTTGCGGCTGGCTCTTGAACTTTGCGTTGGTCGATGGCAGGGAGGTCGAACTCATTGACAGCGATGTTCAACAGCGCGTCCGCGAAGACGTCTGGGTCCATGCCGCCAGGGCCAACTGCAAAGCGTGGGTAACCGAACCAAACCACATCTGGCTGACTTGGGATCGACTTCAAGAAAGTCAGATGCGCACGAAGAACAGCTTTTGTCTGCTCCAGTGTTTGGCCAAACGAGTTGATGTCGTTGTAGCCGCCACCCGTGAACACGACGTTCTTGGTCGATGCCCCAAGCAGGACAGGCATCGCAACCTGAGGGCTCGCGAAGTTGTTGCCCGATGCCGGGTTGACAGTCTCGTATGCGAGGTTGATGCCGCTGATACCAGCATTCAACATCTCGATGCCAGGGCTGGCCGAGTTGCGCGTGCCGATCCCGGCGATCATGCAGTTGGTGCCAGTGGTGGTGAACTGCGCCGCGGTAGATCCACCAGCAAAGGTGAAGTTCGCTTCTAGTGCGGTGTTACTGCCAGTGGTAGAGAAGCCCGCGTTCACGACAGTGGATGCCTGGTCCTGAACTTTTAGCGAGCCAGTGCCAGTTGCCCGCATGTAAAGCAAATCGACGGTATCAAATGGCTTGATAGCTGTATGTTTCACCCACCCGTTCACCGTATCAGTGCCCGTTGCCCAATGGCCACCGGCCATACCTGGGTAGGCTCCGTTGAGTGTCGTTGCACTACCAAAGGTAATCCGTGGGTCGTAGGTTGAGATAGTCGCAAGCGTGCCGTTGCCGCCAGTCCCCATAGACCAGTTTTCATCGGCCTGATAACCCGCAGCCGTAAGCATCGCTGCAAGCTGCCGAATCCAACCCTTAGACCGCGCATTGACCAGGCCGTTATTGGTAGACCCAGTGCCCGCCATCATCGAGTCAGGCATAAACAGCCATCGACTGCGGAAGTCGTTGGATGCCGCACCGGCTAAAGACGCACGAAGCTGCTGCGTGTTCGACCGCTTCCAGTTAATCATCGATGGGTACGACGCGACCTGAGAGTAGGCCAAGACGGCAGCACTGCCTTGGTCGAGTACGGATTGGCCCAGTGCGTTTTTTGTCGAGCTGACGAGTTGGCCGTCAATCTCAACTGCGCTACTCGCCGGGATGCCCGCTTCAACTAGCGAATCAATAAGCGTTCGATTCATGGCGTGTCCTTAGCACTTCTTGCGCATTGCGGTCTTAGCTGGAGCTTTGGCCTGCTTGCGGTCGAAGGCTTCTTCGCGCTTGCTGCCTTCCTTCATGCCCTTGGGCTCTTTGTCTTTTCCGGACTTCTCAAACGGGTTGGGTTTCTTGGTCGCCATGACGCTCTCCTGGTTAGTCATCAAAGCCCAGCAGCCCATCTAGTTCTTCACCAGTGGGCGCGGGGGTAAATGTGGGTGGCTCCACGATCTCTGCTGTCTGCAAGACCTGTGGGCTCGGGCTGACTTCCAGGGCTGGCACGTCGATGACCTCGATGGGCTCATCTTGCGGTTGCGCCTGGACAACCTGGACGGCATGGATGCCGCCGTTGTTGAACACGAAGTTGAATACGGGCAGTGCGGAGTTGGGGTCGGCCTTCTTGTCCGCCTCGATCCCGGTCATCTTGTTGACGTACTCCAGGTATCGCAACATCCCGTTGATGTCACCAGTGGCATGCAGTTCTTCAACCAGACGTGCAAATACACCTGGCGCAGCCTCGCGCGCCATCTTGTGCATTACGTCCTTGAACTCTGCGTTGTCCTTCATTGCCCGGCAGTCGCCTGTTCGTACTCAGCTTGTGTCAGCCAGCCCGATGTCCCGTCTGCGTAATGCACCTTGAATCCCGACTGGCCGTTACGCTCTGCCGGGACTGCCAAGACGATCACTTTGATGGTGTGAGCCTGCATGTTAGCGAACACTAACACGTTAGCCTGTGGTAGGCAATGGATGGGAGGGTGACCTAGGAGCACCGGGAAACGCCGCCATGCAGATGTTGGACTCTCTAACGAGGCCGTTACACACCCCGCTGCATGCGAGGCGACTGCCGGGGTCACCCTCGTGTCTGCACCCAGTAGGCACAGGCACCAGGGAGTGGTCGACCACTGTGGTGTGAGTCAGGTCTGACTGTCCTGGCTTGGCGGCACTGCACGCGGCTCGGATCTCATGTTTCAGTTTTTACGACCGCCCTCAAACATGGGCGGCTAGTGATCCCCCAACCCTGCACTGGCGTGTTGCCTTTGCTTGACCCATCTGGGCGGAGTATAGATTTGTTGGCTGGGTGTTAGCCAGCGCTGGCTTGGTTGCCCTGTAGGCCGTGTTATCTGGTTAACAAAAAATGTCAAAAATTGGCTGGCGGTGCGTAGGCATGGATAAGGCCCCCACAGGGGTGTCCACCTCTTGGTCCAGCCCCCTACCCCACACCTGGCCCCCCTGGCTGGTTGACGTCCCCCTGCTAGTGAGGGGTCGCACAGTCTAGCAAGGTTGACGCGCCCCCCTCACCGAAGCGGTCGAACGCCGCTGGATCGGGCTCTACGGCGCCCCCTGCTACCCACGATGCTAGCGGGTGTATCCAGTGCAGTGCTAGTCGCTTTGGGCGCTCTTTAACAATTCATACCTCGTCCGATGTTGCTCTGGCATTGCCACGCATTGCTGCCAGTTCGTCCGGACACCATAGCTAGTGCGTCTAGCGCCGCTTTGCGAAGCGGTCCCCAGTCCTGCCATGCGCGGTAAACGGGAAGGGAACTACGCACAAAGTCAGCAAAGCCGTCCGGCTCCCTGCGTGGCTTTGTGTGGGCTGACACCATCGCACGGAGATACCTACGCCAGCACCTGACGCCCTTAGATGGGCATGGTGCAACTAGCAGGGCAACGCTAGCGGCGTGGGCTATCTAGTGGGTTCATTGAGCCCACCACATAGCCTTACTTACTCATTGGAGCCAATCATGTCTCAAGCCATTACATCTCTGACTGACGCTGCCAGCGAAGTCATCACTGTGTCCGCCGGTGCCTGCACTGTGCTGGGCAAGACTGCCACCGAGCGCCGTCTATCCGCACTCAAGGGCGCCCCCATTGCTGCCCGTATGGCACTGATGGGCGAAGGCGGCAAGGTCGGCAAAGCTGCCGCCGCTGGTGTGGTCAACGCCGGGCTCGGCCAAATCGTCACGTTAGCTGCGCAAGGCCGGTATCAGGCCGCGGCTGCTTGGTTGTCCGGTGTGTTTGGTGAGTCCTGCTACATCTCCAACCGTGCTAGCTTTCAGTCCTTGCCTGACCAAATGCAAGCCAAGATCGACGCCGCCAAGCGCAAGAAAAACGGCGGCATGGTTATCGACAAGAAAACCGAGCTGCAAAAGCCCGGTACTGAGTTGGCCCGTGCGCTGCGTATGCACGCCACCGTGATCGACTTGCTGCAACTGGTCGACGAGCGTTGGAAAGAATTGAACGCCGCGCGCCTTGAGAACACGTCCAAGGACTCGCAACCCGTGGATGCCTGATTCCGGACCTGAACTGTTCGCCCCCTTGCCCCGCCCCTAACCAGGCGGGGCTTTTTCGTTGGGTTCGGCATGGGGCTCATGCCCCCGCGGGGGCTGAAAATCGCACCCATAAAACCAATGAAACCTAAGTCTGTTTTTTTCAGGTTTTTCCACGGGCGTTCCGGGGAATTTGCCCTTGTTATTATTGGTTGTATTGGTTTTATTGAAATAATAGATAGAAGAAGCAACTTCGCGAGGCGTTTTTGGCCCGGTGTCCGGGCCGCGTTTGGCCCCCAGCTAGAGGTGCCCACAATTCCAAAACGGCTACATAGCTTGCTTCTCTAAAAACCGATAAAACCAATAGAACCAAGAAAATCAACGGAAAATAAACGTGAATAAACCTATGGGCGCATGAATAAACAGAGTGCATCGGTTCCCGACCAATGAAACCTACCCATGCACCCTTCCCCCGATGCCGCCCTTCCGCGAGGTAGCCAGCGCATGTCAGCGCGCTGACGTTAACGTCAACCTCTCACACTAATCACTCACTTGGAGAACCTCATGGACGATTTTGGAAACGACTACCAGGACGAAACCTGGGCGATGACCTGCTGCGAGTCCGGTCACAGCATGGCGACCTTCGGCATGTACGACGACACCGCACTAGACATGTGCCTGGATCACTGCCTGAACATCGCCGCTCAGGACATCTGACACCAAGCTAGCCGAGCCCAGCGACCTGGATTCGTTCTAGGTCAGTGGACTCAAGCAGGACAGCAAACTCCTGCCGACCCCGAACCACCCGTTGGAGCGGCGTACCCATCCAACCGTTTACCCGCCGCAAAGAGCACAGGGGCTGGTGACTACGAGAACGTCGCCCACATCAGGTTGCATCTGGTGTGTGAACGTACAGCGGTGCAGCTAGAGCACGCCGGAGCAACCGTAACCGGCACACATCCAACTCAGCCCGCCCTGCAACCGCTCGGCGGGTTTTTCTTTGCCAACTCCGCTTACATGTTAGACATGTTGCGATTGCGCAAACCCTATTGCGTTAGCTAGCTAACATGTTTACTATCTAACACTTGAACACGGACACTAACATGCGATCCTTCCAACTCTTGCACATCGCCCTCGCCGCCCTGCGGATCAAACAGTCCCAAGGCATCAAGCCGGCCGCCACCTTGCTGCGTAACTTCGGCATTCCAGTTGAGAAGGCAGTGCAGATCCTGGTGCCCCGCATCCCCCGCCACCGTGACCCCACCCGCATGTCGGGTCCATCGATCTAACACTTGAACACGGACACTAACATGCGATCCTTCCAACTCTTGCGCATCGCCCTCGCCGCGCTGCGTATCAAAGCTACAACCAAGCGCATGCAAGCCTGCGATGTGCTGGGTACACCCGAGGCCAACACCTTGCTGTGTGATGCCCGCAAGCTCGACATGCTGGCCGACGAGATCGTCCGCCTCAATGCCGAGCTGACCACGGCACTCCATCGCCTGGAAGACATGCTCATGGGTGATGACGGTCAAGCCTGGAAGGAAGCACAGCGCTTCGTGGAGCGCGCTCGCAGCATCTGACACCAAGCCCACTTAACCAACCCCACTCACTGACTCTCATCATGTTCAATCGCACCACCCCAATGCCACGCCACCGTGTGACCCTGGTCAATCCGGGTTACTTCATGCGACTGCTGGCCAACTCTATGCCGAGCATGCTGCTGTACGGTCCCTACCGCGATGGCGTGTACTACCTGCGCCGTGCCGATGGTGGCTACATCAAGTCGCCGTACTGGTTGAGCAAGCACACGGACACACCTGCCGCCACTGCGCGAGGAACGGTAAGACGCGCGTCCGTGGTGGCCCTGCGCCCGGGCACCCAGCCAGATGATCTGCCATCGACCATGGGGGACCGTCATGCAGCTTGACCCCCACCACATCACACTGCTGATGGGCAAGCTGGTCGTGCTCGCCATGGACAACGGACTAACCCATCGCGGCCTGGTTATGGGCGCGGTCAACCCAGGCACCCTGAGCATCTATTCGGACAACGACCGGGCGACCCTGCTGGTCGATCTGGCCAAGGTGTGCGTCCTCGTCACTCTACCCAACCCCGCAACCAACTGAGTAAATCACCATGAGCAACCAAAACTCTCTCCGCAACGCCCGCCGTGAGTACCGCATGACGCCCAACATGCGCAAGATGGTGGAGTTGCATGGCGAAAAAGCCAAGCTGCCGTACGCTGCCCTGATCTCGGTGCACGCCCTTG